GTTCTTTAGAAGGGAGGTGGACCATGGCACTCACAGGGGGGAGTACCCCCGCTCCCGCCGTCCAGCCGGGCCCGGTTACCATGTTTTTTCGTTTCGGGTCGCGTCTTTTCGCGCCGCAGGCGCCCACCCTCGCACATGCAATCATCCATCCCGCTCGAGGCACTCACCCCCGCGCCACCCGCGCGCACCCATCCCCCGCCATCCGCGCCAGCAGGTCCGGGCCCGCGCCGCCGCCCCGCGCGATCCGCGCGCGCGACACCGCGTCGTGCGCGCGCACTCCCCCGCCGCCGCCACCGCGCGCACAGTTTCGGGCGCCGCCCAGGCCGAGCCCCCGCGAACACGCACCTGCGCAGACGATCACGCACCTACGCGCACAATCACAATCACCGCCACCGACACACGAAAGACCGCGCGCGATCACCACGCCAGCCATCGCGCTCACGAAACAATCCCCGCGCTCACGATAGAACCTCGCGCGATCACCACGACAATCACCACGATCACGATCACAAACCCCGCGCTCACAATCCCATTCCCCGCGCACGCAATCACGCTCCACCAGCTCACAATCACGATCCGCCTGATCACCACCACGATCCGCGCGATCACCCCCGCGCGCACAACATCCACCCCCGCAAGGGAACCCCCGCCGGGGACTCCCGGGGCCCAGGGGGCGGGCAGCCAGGCGGCCACGCACCGCCGCGCACGAAGAAGGATCCGGACGTCACTCGCCCGGATCCTCCGCCCCGTACCGCTGCGCCACGGCCAGCCGCCTGGCCTCGGCGGCCTCGTCGATGGTCTTGTAATAGCCGATCGTGCGCATCCTGCCGCCGTCTGATATGCGGGCGCACCACCTGCCGGTCCCCGCGTGCCACGAGACACCGCGCACGCCCGAAGAGTTATTCCTGAACAGACGACCCTCGCGTATGCCGACCAGCTGACCGACACCCACGCCCGTGTCCGGATCCCTGGAGATCCCCGCGGCCATGGCGGCGGCCTGGCGGGACTTCAGCCCGCGCGCGCACTGCGGGCACATGGTGGACTTCCCCTCGCCGACCATGTCCGGCGTCTTGAGGATCTCGCGCCCGCAGCTGCAGCGCCACACCCACACGGTGTCGCCGCCCCTGCGCTGCTCGGTCGGCCGGATCGCCGTCAGCTGCCCGCGCACCTGGCCCGTGATGTCGAGCCTGCGCGCCTCATCCTGCAGGCACCCGCACGAGCGCTTCGCCCCCGATATAAGCCGGCTCGACGGCACCAGGCACTCACGCCCGCAGTCGCACCGGCAGCGCCAGACGATCGAGGTCCGCCACCTGTCAGACGTAGGCGCCAGCGCCTCGAGCCTCCCGAAGCGCTGGCCTGTAAGATCCCTCATCCCGTCTCACTCCCCGATGTGCCTGGGCGATCCGTCGTCCATGCTGCCGAACCACCACTCCACGCACCTCAGATCGACGCCCAGCGCGCGCAGCTTCGCGGCCATGCGGTCGGCCATCTCGTCGTAGCCCTTGCACTCGCTGTCGCCCGCGTATACCGCGACCGACTCGTACAGCTCGTCGGCCCCGTCGCCCAGCACCTCGAGCGCTTCCCGCGTGGCCGCGTCCATGTCTTCCGGCATCATGTAGTTGACCGCATCGTCCGGCCCCGCGCCCTCGCCGCCGTTGAACCTCATAACGATCTTCATTTACGCATCCTCCTTTTTTCGCCATCCCGTGTACTTCCCGCTGGTCACGCGCCTGTCGGTGTATGGCTCATCCTCGTCGATGATCCAGTCCCTGCCCAGCTTCTGTGCGGTCTGAAATCCCCCACGCTGCGCCTTCTGCCGCACGCTCACGGGCTCCTTCCCGTGCCGCTCGGCGTACTCCCTCAAGGTGATCATTGCCATCTTCCGTCCCTCCCGTCTCTTTCTCCCAACGTTTCCCCAAAGCCTTCTCCTTTAGGAGAAGGTGGCCCGAAGGGCCGGATGAGGTCGTTCCCCTCATCCCTCCTCAGATCATGTAGACGCCGAAGCCCTGGTCGAGCCAGTCGGCGACCTCGCCGTGCCAGGCGTAGCCGAGCCGCTCGTAGAGGCGCTGCGCGTCCTCGTTGTCGGGTGCGATGATGACGCCGCCGAAGCTGTCGGACAGCATCCCAAGCGCCGCGCTGCCGTGGCCCTGATTCCTGTAGGCCTCGTCGATGTCGATACGCTCGACGTAGGCCGGGCTGTCCGTTCCCTCGTTCACGGAGGCGTAGCCGATCTCGATGCCGTCCAGCTCGATTGCGTAGCCGATCGCCGTGTAGGTGTCCTCTTCCGTCCTGCGGATCTCCTTCAGCTCGATCATCTTCGCGCCCTCCTCGTTTGTAGTAGCTCCCTTAACCGTCTCTATTATACATCGTGTGCGATGTATTGTCAATACTTTTTTCAAAAAAGTGCAAAAAAAATTTGCCGCCCACGCAGGGCGGCAAATCGCGATCATTCCGCAGTATCAGGCGGATGGTCAGCGCCGGGGTTCAGGTAGTCGTAGATCGTCGCCTCGATCTCGGCCCGCGACACGTCATACCCGTGGTCGTGCAGCCAGGCGACGGCGTAGTCCAGCTTCTCCTCGCCCTTGCCGGCGCCGTAAATCTGCTCGGCGGCGAAGACCGCGATCTTCACGGCGGCCTTGATCTGCTCCTGCTGGGCGGCGGTGGTGCGGGCCTTGATCCACGGGATCAGCCGGTAGGTGATCAGCGCGGCCAGCAGCCCGATGACGGCCTGCAGCACAGGTGTGAGATTAATGTTCGTCATGATTCCGTTCCTCCCTTTCATGATCCAGGAAGCGCCCCTCGCGCTTCAGTCTGTCATACGTCTCCCGGATGTTCTTCATGGCCAGCTTTCCGCGACTGTTCCGGAAGTCCGGATGCGCCTCGCAGAAGGCCTCATAGGCGTCGATGTCCTCCATGATGTCCTCGAAGTGCGATTCACTGTGCCGCCGCCCCTCGCAGATCTCATCATAGAAGCGCAGTATGCGGTATCGGCGATTCCTGGCGGCGTCGTGCTCATCCTCACGGATGTGCTCCTTGAGCGTGGTCTGCACGTCCGTGATCTGCGCCTTGATCTCCTTCCGGTTCTCCTCCAGCGTTTCCTGCGTCTTCTTCCGATTGCTGATGATCGCCGGGATCGTGCCGATCAGCGCCACCAGTATCGGCACGCAGGCTGTCAGTATTGCGACAAAGGTGTCCATAAGACCTTCCCCCCTTTTATCCCCCTGATTCTACCTATTTTCCCAAAAGCCTTCCCCTTCAGGGGAAGGTGGCCCGAAGGGCCGGATGAGGTCGTCCCCCCGTCCCCGGATGAGGTCGTCAAACCTCCTCCACCAGCTTCCCACCGTACACGCACTTCCCGCAACACGGGCAGGTCGCCCGCGTGTCGCGCTCGCCGCGGCTGTAGTCCGGCATATACTCAAACACCGACATCTCAAACTCGCAGCCGCACACCGGACACGCGAACACGCGCAGTTCCGGCAGCTTCTCAGGATCTCCGCCTTTGATGATGAACACGCAACCGCCTCCATATCCTGACCGCTTCAATTGTCCCCGCCGCGACCGCACACACGGCGATGGCCATGCCCGCGGCCCTCAGACACCTCAGCACCGCGCACAGCGCCATATCGGCCCGCACGATCGCGACCTGTATCATCGTCTCCACGGCCATGGCCATCACCCCCGTTCCCATTGCCCTCCCCTTCAGGGGAGGGTGCCCCCGCAGGGGGCGGGAGAGGTCGTCCCCCCTCGTCACTTCAACATGCTGTACTTCCCGCTGATCCACGCATTCTGATTCTTATATATGACCAGATACCACCCGTCCTCGGATATGAGCCCCTGATACTCAAGCTCCTCGCCCTCCTTGACGACGCCCAGGATCTGGCCGCCCTTGGAGATCGGCGCTGTCCTGACGAACACGGACCCGCCGGTCACGACAACCTTCCTGGCGATCCTGGTCTTCAGCACCGTCTCCGTCACCTCGTCATACACGCCCGTCACCTCGATGCCGGCCTCCTTCTGGAAGGCCTTCACGGCCGCGAGCGTCTCCTCGCCGAAGTCGCCGTCGGCGCCGTACTCCGGAAGGCACTTCGGGTTCCACTTGAGCAGCAGCTCCTGCATGGCCTTGACATCCTCGCCGACGTCCGAGTAGTGAAGCCCCGGCGTCACCGGCAGCACCTCGGCCGGGCTGTAGTCCACGCGGCCGTAGCCGTCGATGTAGGTCGACGTCAGCTTGTACGACTTCTTGCACACGCCGCCGCCGTTGGTGACCAGCTTCGACGCGCCGGACGTGTTGCCCTCGATGGTGTACACCGTCGTGCCGCTCACCTTGTACACGATGCCCACGTGCCCGATCCGGCCCTTGCTGGAGGAGTAGAAGTAGATCACGTCGCCGCGCTTCGGCGTGCCCTTGCCGCGCTTTATGTAGCGGTCCCTCTTCTTGAAGGCGTTGCTGCCCGTCGGCGTGTAGTTCGTGAACGTGTAGATCAGCTGCTTCGCGACCGCCTTGCCGAACGCCTTTAAGAAGCACCAGTCGACAAACGCCTGGCACCACTGCGCGTTTAAGGACCCGACGCCGCACTCCGCCTTCAGGTCCCGGTTGTACTTCGTATAATTGGCCTTGCCCGCGTTGCCCGTCTTTGAATCCAGGTCCTTGTTGCTCGCCTTCTCCAGATACCCGATCTCCGCCTCCGCGGTCTGGATCAGAAAGTCCACTGCGCTTGACATGTTGGTTCCTCCTTTCAATGATCGCCGCTTCCGGTTTTGACCTCTTCCGTCTCGACGCTCCGCGTCGATCCACCTTCTCCTAAAGGAGAAGGCTTTTGGATGCCCGCCCTTTGCCTTCCCCTTTAGGGGAAGGTGGCCCGAAGGGCCGGATGAGGTCGTCACCCCGTCCCCCGTAGGGGCGATCTCCTGCCTCCGCGCTTGCGCCTCGCCCGCGGTCACTGCTTGTCAATCTTTATTACCCTGTTTTCAAATTTCTTGTAAGCGTCGAGGTACCATTCCTGCCTGCTTCCGTTATAGGTCATTTCGTAGTACATGCCGTCACACAGGGTGCTGGAGATCAGATACTTCCAGTTCGCCAGTGTCTTGCACTTCCACACGATATAGACCTCAAAAACCGGCTTCTCGTCGCTCTTGTCCAGGTGTTCCTCAATGTAGTTGGTTACCAGGTCAATCACTATCTTATCCATATTGTCCTCCTCATGGCGGCCTTGCACTTGCCGCTACATTTTCCCATCATCCCTGCCGATCACATAGAAGATCACACCCAGCACGAACATTATCGCGCTGGCGATCCACGTCTCGCGGTCCACGTCACCTCACCAGCCCCAGCAATCCCCGCGCCACATCCCCGATCTCCTGATAGTTCGTGATGTAGAACGTCACGCCCGCCTCCATGAGCGTGGTGAGCGTGGCCGCGGCGAAGCTCTTCTGGAGCGCCCAGGCGCCCGCGCGCATGCCGAGCGTCGAGGCGTATTCCGCCACCGCCGGCGCGGCGACCAGGTTGCCCACGGAGGGCATGTAGACCACGTCCTGAAGCTGCTCGCGGTAGTCCGCCACCCAGCCCGCCACGGCGTCCGCGGCAGACGTCGAGGCCTCACCGTTGTTGTAGATCATCGCGATGTGCCGAATGCCCGCCGCGCACGCCGCCTGCGCCGTCAGCGCGCCCCTGGCGTAGGCGATGATGTAGGCCGTGTCCAGAAGCCCGTGCTTTTTGATCAGGTTCACGACGTTCGTCACGTGCTGCGTGTGCAGCGCGTCCGTCTCCGCCGAGAACTTGATCTCCACGAACGGCACCGCGCCCGCGGCCTTCGCCAGTATCAAAAATTCCTCCAGCGTCGGGATGGTCTCGCCGTCGAAGCCCTCAGCGACGGTCGGCGTCGCGCCGGTCATCACGCCGAAGTTGTAGCCCCTCAGGTCGGCCAGGTTCGTCTCGGTGATCTTCACCGTGCCCGATTCGATCACCGCGCCCCCGGCCGTCAGCGCGTGGGTGCAGATGTCGTCGTCGTGGCACAGCACATAGCTGCCGTCGGCCGTCGGGAACACGTCGCACTCCCAGTAGAGTATGCCCGCGCGGTATGCCCGGCGGTACGTCTCCAGCGTGTTCTGAGGATAGACGTTGGTGCCGCCGTGCATGATCGACACGATGCCGGTGGGCCCGAGCAGCGCGCGGTGCACCGCCTCGGCGTCCGCCGCGACGCCCTTCTGCGTGAGCGTCGAATCGGTGCGCGCGCCGTAGATGTAGGCGAAGGCGTCCGCGGCCTGCTCAGTGGTGATGTTACCCGAGTCCACGCCGAACACCACGCGGTAGTAAAGCCCGGTCACGGACGACTGAAGCCTGGTCGGCACGTTGTTGATCTTGCCGCTCGTGTACGCCGCGTCGCCCGAGTAGTCGGCCGCCGTGAAGCCCTGGAACGCGGTCCAGATGCCGCTCGTGCCGTGGGTGGTGAGATACAGCCCGTCCACCTGCCCGAGCGCGATGTAGGCGCGGTTGCCGCCGGTCGTCGGCACGCCGATCAGCCGGTAGTCCATCACCGAGTCGACCTTTTCGATGAGCGGCGGGATGCTGTCCAGCGCCGAC